CTAGCTCTGCGGCATATGCGTTGAAAGATTCATATGATGCGGCAGTTTTAGCAACTATGTTTTCTGGTGTATCTTCATCATCCCCTGACCATGTAATTGGTTCTGACAGTTCAACTGCTGATGCAACTATGACTCACGCAACAAACTCTGTCGACCTTCTTGGTTCAGATGGAACTGGTGTAGATGCTATTGACCTTATGGCAAGAATGGCAAGATTGCTTGATGACCAAAGTGTTCCAGAAGAGGGACGTTGGTTTGTAGCACCTCCATCTTTCTATGAGGAGTTAGCACAATCTGGTTCTAAGTTATTGTCTGTAGACTTTAACGCTGGACAAGGCTCAATCAGGAATGGTTTAGTCTCTAGCGGAAAGCTACGTGGATTTGATATGTATAAGTCAAATAACATTGCCTCAACATCTAATGCTACAGGTAAAATTATGGCTGGACATATTAGTTCTACAGCTACAGCTAATACTATATTGTCAACTGAAGTGCTACGTGACCCAACATCGTTTGGTGACATCGTAAGAGGTCTTCATGTCTATGGTGCGAAAGTACTAAGACCAGAAGCTCTTGTAAGTGCGTTTTATGTAATTGACTAAACTAATATGGGGAGGTCGCAAGACCTCTCCTATTTTCACAAGGAGTTTATTATGCCGGGACATTACGGAAAAATGATGAAAAATGAAGAAATGAAAAGAAAGAAAAAAGGTGCAGGTGGAAAAATGCGTTATGGAATGACGGCTGGTGGAAATGCTTTAGCCCGAAGAGATAACGATAAAAAAAGAACTGGAATGATGATGGGCGGTGGTATGAAAACATCTGGCTCTCAACCTTCCTACGCTCATGGAGCAAACGGTGGAATGGGCGGTCCATTATAATATAGGTAAAAAATGGCAACTACATATTTAGAAATAACAAATGAAGTTCTTAGAGAGTTAAACGAAGTAATTTTAACATCTGCAAATTTTAGCTCTGCTATAGGTATTCAATCTTTTGTTAAAGATTCAATAAATACTTCTATCTTTGATATTGCTAATGAAGAACCACAGTTACCGTTTTTTTCTGTAGGGGTTAGTGGTAGTACTGACCCCTTTTATGGAAACGTAACTGTTGCTACAGTCGCAGGTCAAAGATGGTATTTATTAAAATCAGGTAGTTCTAGTATAACTACAGATTATTCATCATTAGATTGGGATGATTTTTATATAACAACTATAAATGTTAGTGGAGAAACTGCTCCATTTGTATCTAAAGGTTTAAAGTTTTTAACTTTGACTGATTGGAGAAGATATTACCGAGATGGAGAAAACGCTGACGATGCTGATTCTCAAAACTATGGTGAACCTAGATATGTTTATAGAAGTCCAGACCACAGAAAATTTGGATTAAGTCCAATACCTGACAAAGTTTATAATGTTCATTTTTATGCTTTTGAAAAGCCAACAGCATTATCAGCTTTTGACGATACTATTGTATTACCTGACCAGTATAAAAATGTTATAACTGCTAAAACTAGGTATTATGTTCATCAGTTTAAAAATAATTTACAACAAGCGGCTTTTGCTTTAGATGATTATAAAAAAGCAATGAGACAAATGAAAAGTAACTTAATAAATCCACAGCCAAAATATATGACTGACGATAGGAGATACTTTTAATGGCAACCTCTCAACCGTTTTCTGTATCGTTTAGTGGTGGATTAAATAAATCTACAAACTCTTTAGCTCTTTTAGGGACTCCGGGAGTTGCTACTAAACTTAGAAATTTTGAAGTATCTATTGAGGGTGGTTATAGAAGAATAAATGGTTTTTCAGTATTTGGAGGAGAAAGTGCTGTAAGACCTAATAGTTCAAATGATATAGAAGGATTACAGGTTTATGCAGATGGTGCAGTAGCAGTTGCTGGTGATGATATATTTTTTAGTCAAGACGGAACTAGTTACTTACAAATAAATAAAGATAGTGTATCAGCTTCTGGAGATAATTTTAGTACGTTTTCTGGTCGAAGTGAATTATCTTTAACAAGTGTAGACCAATGTGAATTTGCTATTTATGAAGGAACTTCTGATTACGGTGATTTAATTATCACTGATAAAAGTGGTAACAATAAACCATTTTTATTTAAAATGACAGGAACCGGTGCTTTAAATACAAGAACTTTTTTTGCTAGTCAAATAACAATTAGTGGTTCTACTAAAGCAAAATTTTGTACTGTACATGACAATCATTTAGTTGTTGCAGGAGACCCTTCAACGCCTAACACAATTTATTTTAGTGGCACAGGAGACATAGATAGTTTTTCTAGTACAGGTTCAGGAAGTATTTTATTAGAAGATAAAATAGTTGGATTAAAAAGTTTCCGTAATGAATTATTTATATTTTGTCAAAACTCTATATTTAAATTACAAAATATAAATGACTCATCTACTATTGCAGTTGTCCCTGTAACTAAAAACGTAGGATGTATAGATGGACAAACAATTCAAGAAATTGCAGGTGACTTAATATTTTTAGCACCTGATGGCTTCAGAACAGTTGCAGGTACGTCAAGAATTGGTGACGTTGAATTAGGAACTATAAGTCAAAACATACAGCCTATAATAAATGATATTGTTCAAAATAAATCACAGTTTCAATTTAGTAGTGTTGTTATTAGAACAAAATCTCAGTACAGAATGTTTTATAGTAAAAGTACAGATTCAACAGCAACATCAAAAGGAATAATAGGAACATTAAGACCTCAAGGATTTGAATGGTCAGAAACATTAGGAATACAAGCACCTGCTATAGTTTCAGGATTTGACAGTAATGGAGAGGAAAAGTTTTATCATGGTGATAGAGATGGGTATATTTATAATCACAACATAGGAAATACTTTCAATCCAGCAGGAGTAGAGACAGCTATAGATGCTGAATATCAATCACCTGATTATGATTATGGAGATTTAGGAACTTTAAAAACATTAGATTATGTTAAATTATCAATAACACCAGAATCTTTAGCTCAACCAACTTTAAGAGTTAGATATGACTATGATAGTTTAGATACACCACAACCAACAGATATACCTTTGACAGCAGTGCCAGAACCAGCAATTTTTGGTGCGGCTCGTTTTAATCAACAAACTTTTGGAGCTTCTGAGCAACCTTTAGTTAGACAAGCTTTAACAGGTAGTGGACATAGTAACTTTTTTAAAATTTTTAGTGCTGACACAAGAGCACCTTACACTATAAATGGTATTTATATAAATTATCGCCCTGCTGGTAGACAATAACGGAGAATAATAATGGCACAAGCATATACAAGACAAAGTTCATTTGCTGATGGTGATACGATAACAGCATCGTTATTTAATAACGAATATAATCAATTAGTAAATGTATTTGCTTATAGCTCAAGCAACGCTACAACAACTGGTCACAGACACGATGGAACTGCTGGTCAAGGCGGTAACATTCCGCAAATAGGAGATTTAGACTTTCTAAATAAAATAGTTGTTGATAGCACTAACAATCGTTGGGGTCTTTTTGTAGAAGTTAGTGGTTCTGCTGTAGAACAAGTACGTTTTCAAGATGGTGCTTTCCTGCCTGTCACAGATAGCGATGTTGATTTGGGTACTAGTTCTTTATATTTTAAAGATGCATTTATAGACAGCATTACAACTACAGGCAATGTAGCTGTAGGCGGTAATCTTACTGTAACAGGTACAACAACATTTAATGGTGGGACATTAACTCTTGGAGATTCAGCTTCTGATAATGTTGTATTTGGTGCAGATGTAAATAGTTCTATTATTCCTAATACAGATGATGCATATGACTTAGGAAGTTCTTCACAGCAATGGCGTAATTTATTCCTTGATGGTACTGCTGAAATAGATACTTTAGCAATCAATGGAACTACAGTTACATCAACTGCGGCAGAGTTAAATATTGTAGACGGTGGCACTTCAGCTACTAGCACTACACTTGCAGATGCAGATAGAGTTGTAGTTAATGACAATGGAACTATGGTTCAAGTTGCATTAACAGACTTTGAAACTTACTTTGAGTCAGCCCTAGATACATTAAGCAATGTTACAACTGTAGGTGCATTAAATGCAGGTAGTATTACATCAGGCTTTGGTGCAATCGATAAT